GCAACTCCAACTAGATGAAAGGTTTCCCAACTAGCAGTTTTTAGCAATGTTCTCTTTGTTGATTCCATTACTTTGCCTTCTTTGCTGGAGCCTTCTTAACTGCAGCCTTCTTTGCTGGTGCAGGTGCTGCGCCAGGACAGTTACCTGGGAACCCACTTGTAGGAACATTGTATCCTAATGATGGGCAATATGTTAGTGGAACAACTTTTCCAGTATCAACTTTATCAGACCCTAACTTACTTAGTAGAGGAAGATCTTCTTCACCAGTATAAACTGGACGACCCCAACCAACTACACCATTAATTAACTTCTTCTTATTGTTCTTAACGTATGCACGAGTTTTTTCTACGCACATTCCGCCATTGCGCTGATCTCCTTTTGCAGTTCCTGAAGTGTTTCCTTCAATAACTTGAATGGTCCCATCGCCATTGTTCTTAATACAAATACCAACATGTGAAATACGATTTACACCATCATCTGGAAAATCAAAATAGATCCAGTCCCCTGGAGTTGGATCATCATTGCGAGCATCTGCCCAACGATTATTCTTTTTAAACCAGTCTGACGCAGCAATTGTTGATGCTGACTTTGGATACTTCTTTGGATTTAAACCTGATGTAAACGCACACCAAGAAACAAATGATTGGCACCATGGCTGAAAATTCATTCCAGTCCACTTACCATACTTTGTTTCATTATCTTTTGGACCTTCAATGGTTCCAACTTCTTTTTTTGCAACCTCAATGATTGCTTCTAGACTACCTTTTGCTGCCATCGTATGCCTCCTTATTGACATGTAGTTCTATTATATCACGCTGCCCCACCTGGCCTCGATCCAGGGACATCCGAATTAACAGTTCGGCACTCTACCAACTGAGTTATAGGGCAAAACCTTCTATTATCCTATGTAAGGATATCCTGACACCTTAGTCAGAGATGAAATAAATGATTGTGTTTGACCATTAATTCCCCTTGAAACTGAAAGTACGGCTGCAACTGGAGTTGCAATAGATGTTCCTATAACGTCTATATCCCATCCACCATAGGACTTTACCTTTGCGTCACCACGAGCAACAACATCAAGTCCAGGACCAACGTTGGTATATGAAGCCATAACTAGGTCTGGTCTTACAGCACCAACACCGATTACTCCATCAACGCATGCTGGGAAACCAACCACATCTTTTTTAGAGTTATTCCCAGTAGCAGCAAACACATCTACATTTTGCGATGACAAAGAAACAACCGACTTGTTGGTTAGTCCAAATGCACTATGCTTTGAGCATGTTGATGGAACATAACTTCCACTTGCTTGACTAATTGAAACTCCACCAATATTTAGTCTAACAGCATTATTAGAAACCCACTCAAGGGCCTTAGCCATAGAGTTCATATCACCGTGAACCCTAGTTGCTAATTGATCACTGTATCTAATAAAAACAATCTTGACATTAGGGTTGGCATTAGTTGCTGCTTTAGCAACATTGTGCCCATGGTCTACGCCAGAAAGTTTCCAATTGCTTACATTTGCTGCACCAGTTCCTTCTTGAAATGTTTTACTATTAGGGCATGTGCCGCTATTGTTCTTAGTAGAAGTTGTAAAACAAACCTCATAAACAATGTTGTTAAACTTAGATGAATCAATAGCAGTGTCAATAATTGCTATAACTTTTTGCTCCTGTGCCTGTGATGGCTGCATTGCTGTAATTACAAGTGCTGCTGATAGTAGTGCTAGTAGTGCTTTTTTCATTTTATCTCTTTCTGTTATGGTTATTGTTTGATTTTTAAAACTACTTGGCAAGGGTCTCCGCCCTCTTCCCATTCTGCTTCTTCTTCTTCTGTCATGTAGGGATCTCCTTCATGAGTATTACAGAACGGTTCTGTTATCCATCCCCGTTCAATTCCGTTTTCAAGCCAGATCTCAAACTCATCAAAATCTGACTCTATATTTTGGATGTCCTTTAGGATCTCTTCAAATTCTTCGCTCATGTAATAAGTATACTCCTAAGCGCTTATGATGTCAACTGGACCCATGCATGATGGGTTAAATTTAATTGCTGCTGATACTGCTTGCTGTACTCTATTCCTTGCATTTTTCTGCTTATCTGTTGCATACATAACTCCATATGCATACTCTGATCCAGAGCCAATAGAAATATATGGCAATGAGTACTTAGATAAAGACATGTCCCCAGAACTGTGCTCATATATTTCACCACGAATGCCGATGATTAAACTAAACTCACCATCCTTTGATGTGTCTACCCAGAACTCATTATAAAATTCACGAAGTTCTTTAACAAACTTTGTTTGCATAAACTTATCTGTGTCTTTGATGTTGGGTGCAGTTGGTTTAAAGTTATGTTTCATTCTTTCGCCATCCATAGATCCTGCATACCCAATTAGGTACGGACCAACTTTCCAAATTTTTGAGGAGTCAAGGGAAAGAATAACTCCGTCATCGGATGCTCCACGATCTCCAGCCATATAAACTTTTTCTTCATGGCGTAAAGCAACAATACAGGTCATGACAAAGCCCTCTCCAGATAGGTGATACTTAAGTATACCATTGCCCAGAGAGGGCTGTCAACTATAACCTACAATGACTAATTAGCCTTTTTGTCTACAGTCTTAAATGCATCATTTATTTCTGCGATTGTAAGTTTTCCATCGTCCAAAAAAGCCCTTGCCAGCCTTTCAACGACTGTCGCTACGCCTAATAGACCTGCAAGCATTACTGCCTGAATAGTATCAATTCCAACTACTGCTCCAGCACCAAGTACTGAGAGACCAGAAGCGGCAAATACTGCTACGATACGCATTAGAACATTTGGAAGAGCCTTCTGTGGATTTTCCTTTTTAGGAGCCACTGCTACTTTCTTAGTTGCCATTTTTAGTCCTCCTCTCTATTTCTAATTGGACTAGTTAGTATCCATAGTGTTGTTGTTGCCATGATTCCATAACCAACAACAGTTTTTGCACTACCGTCCAAAACGACCCAAGCAATAAACATACCAAGAAGGGTCCATGCTTGGTCTATCATATCTTTTAGGATATTCTTTATTATTCTTACCATTTTCTACCTCCTCTTGAACCTGGTGAGTTGGAGCCAGATGCGCCACCACCACCAGAATTTCCTCCTCCTGTGCTTCCCCCTGTGGCAACTGCTGCTGCATTAATTGCTGCTCCTGCTGCTACAACTGTTGCAATAACCATATCTGTGGCTTCTTCTCTTTCTTCTTCAGTCATATCTGCACCAATACTTCCAAAGGCTGCTAAGGCTGCTCCTGGATCAGTAAATACCGCCTCCAATAGCGCTCCTGGATCTTGAACTAATTCAACACTTGCAGCAACCTCTGCAGTAATGACAAGGGCATTTCCATTCTCATCTGTGCGAAGTTCTATTGGAGTCGTTGGTGGTAGGTCTGCAAATGAAACACCAGATGCTTGTACTTGTTCTGCTGAGATAGATTGTCCTGGTTGAAGGTTTTCTATTAGTGCTGCTACTACAACTTCCTTTTGATCTTCAGTTAATTCTTTACCATCTTCAGCATCTTTAAGAATTTCTTTTAACTCTTCTTGTTCTGCTTCTTCTTCAGCCAACGCTTCTTCTAATTCTTTTGCCTCTGCTTCTTCCGCAATTCTTTCTTCTTCTGCAAGGGCTTCAGCCTCTGCTTTTGCCTTTGCTTCAGCAATGGCCTCTTCTTCTGCTGCTATACGCTCAGCCTCTGCCTTTGCTTCTTCTGCAAGTCTTTCTTCTTCCGCTATGCGCTCTGCCTCTATGCGTTCAGCCTCTGCCTTTGCTTCCGCTTCTGCTTTTTCTTCTGCTGCTTTAAGTTCTGCTGCAATGCGATCTTCTTCTGCCTTGGCTTCTATTTCTGCTTGAATTCTTGCTGCTTCAATCTCCGCCTCTATGCGCTCTGCTTCTGCCTTTGCTTCCGCTTCTGCCCTAACTCTTTCTGCTTCTTGTGCTGCTTGAAGTGCTGCAATTCTTTCAGCCTCTGCTTGGGCTGCTGCTGCTTGCGCGGCAATTAATGCTGCTGTCTCTGCCTGTATTCTTGCTGCTTCTGCTGCTTGTGCTGCTGCTAAGGCTGCAACTTGTGCTGCAATTTCTGCTTCAGTTGGTCCAGTTGGTATTGTCACAGTTGCTGTTTCGCTAGGTGTTGGTGTTGTGACTGTTGATGTTTCATTAGGTGTTGTCACGGTTTGTGTTTCAGGTGTTGGTGTTGTGACTGTTATTGTTTCAGGTGTAGGTATTGTTACTGTTGCTGTTTGAGAAGGACTAGGGGTAGGCTCTGGTGAAGGCTGTGGAGCGGGGGCTACATATGTAGAACCAGTAACAACATTTGAATTTGCAGAGTAAAGGGAGAAGGTATCGTTATCTGATCTAATATGAAATGACCATACTGTTCCTGCTGGCATAAGTCCATCTAGCAAGGAATGATCAATTGTTATTGTTGTATTTAAAGAATTTGGTCCGCCAACATTTCCAGTAGCAATTCCCCAACCATTACATCCAGTACAGTTAAAACTTATTGCATATCTTTCTGGCTGTGTATTACCAGTGTCGGGTGCTTCCCAATTTAAGACTGTAGATGTTTCTCCACTACTAATAGTTAAATTTCTTGGAGGCCCTATTGTTTTTACTACTGGGGCTGCCTGAGAAGTAAATGCTGATGCTGGAATAATGTCCATAGATCCAGATTGATCCCAATGAAGGAATACATTTGCTCCCCCGCCATTTTCATAATACATTAATTCTATTGTTTTAGGTACTCCTGCTGTGAAGGATATTGGATCAGTTGTAGTTCCTCCGCCACCTTTGTCAACCCAGTCATCTGCCACCAAGACTCCATCAATGTACAGCCTAGTTCCATCGTCTGCTGTTGCTAAAAATGATATTTCTTGAGTAGAATCACTTCTAATTGACCCTGTAAAGCGCACAATAACATCCTCTGAAGGGCCACCTAAGACACTCCCAGAACCCCACTGAAAGTCAATGTTGGGTACATTAGTAGTGACGACTGGAGAGGCTCCCTGGGGAATATAAGGAGAACCATTTTGTCCCAGCACATTATATACTTGAGCAGTTAAACCTTCTGCTGCGTGGGCTTTGTCAATCCCTAAGAGCAGGGGGAACAGAGCAAGCGATAAGACTAACGCCAATCTTAATAATTTTTTAATACCTCTTCCCCCTTGCAGACTATATGTCTGATAGGGTTATTATATCATTTTATTACACAAAAAAGGGAGCCAAGTTAATGACTCCCTTAATTGTTTTAATATATTAAGCCTTGACCTTCTTAGCAATCTTTGCAACTACTGCTGCAAGTGACTTGATCTGAGCCTGTAGGCCTGCGATCAACTTGGTTACAGACTCTGAAAGTACTGCAACTGCATCTGTTGCTGCTTGTGCTGCTGCTGTAGCAGCATCTGCTGCTTTTGCTGCATCAAGTGCTGCAGTTGTTGCTGCGTTAGAAGCATCTAGAGCCTCTTTTGCTGCATCTGTTGCTGCTTTCTGTGCAGAATCTTCAACAAGTGCCTCTGCAGAAACTACAACCTGACCTGCTACTGGAAGAGATGATCCACCAGTTGCTGTGACCTTAATTGTATTTTGTACAAGTGGCATAAAGACCTTGTAGGCCTTAACTGTTGCTGTGTCTGTTGTTACAGAAGTCGCTGTTAGTACATCAGATGAAGATCCAAATGCGTAGTTAGAAACAATTCCACCTGTAGCAAATAGATTAGCATGTGTCTTTCCAGATACTGGAAGACCTGCTGCATCTAGAACCTGAACTGTAATGGTCGCTGCTTCTCCTGGAAGGTACTGAACCTTATCAAAAGACAACTTAACAGTTGCTGCTGCACCCTCTACACGAGTTGCAACTGGTGCAGATGATACTGTTCCTGACTTAACAGTTACAGCAACTCCGCCTGTCTTAACTCCTGTAAGAGTAAACACTGCTTCACCATTTACGATTGTTGCTGCAGTTCCTGAATCGGATACCACTGAAACATCGCTTGAGAAAGCATTAAGTGTTCCTGCTCCAACTGTTACGCCAGCAGCATCGTATGCTACTGCCTTAATTGTTGAAACATTTGATCCCACTGGGATAACAGACTTAACTGTTGTTGCTACGATAGATGCGATATCTCCGTAGAATGTTACCTTCTCAGTTGCAAGAACTGCACCTGTAAGTGTTGTAAGAGTAATTGTTGATACTCCCGCTGTACCGTCAGCAAATACACCAATGTGGTTTCCTGAAGGAATTACCAATGAGCGACCTTGTGCTGAAATTGATGTTGCGTTTGATCCGCTACCAATCATTCCTGAACCTGAAACTGTTGCAAGAATTGACTCAGTTGCTGATCCACCTGCTGCATTCTTAGGTGTAACAACAATTATTGCTGCTGCATCTGTTGAAGTAGCCTTTGGAGCATAGACTGTAGCATCTGCTGTTGCAGTTGTTACTTCACCAGCATTAAGGATAGATGTAGTAGTTGAAGCAGATGGAGTTAGATCCGCTGCCTTAACTGTTACTGTCCATGAAACTGATGGTCCATTGATTGGGCTTGTCGTTAGAATCTTTGCCTCATAAGTACCCGCAACTGCTGGTGCATCTAGAGTCACCTTAAACTTTGCTGTTACATATGTTGGTGTATTAACTGTTGAGTTAATATTTGCTGAAACATTATTGCCTGCAATTACTACTGAGGCTGTAGATGTTTCTAGAAGTGATAGGGTTGCAGACTTTGCTGCCCCTGTTGGCTGAGAGAACATAGCAGAGATAATTGTTGCTGTATCTGCTGATGTTTCTGAAATAAATGACAATGTTACTACTGCTGTAGCAGACTCACCAGTTGTCACAGCGTCTGTTGCTGAGTCAATTGTTAGAGTTGGTGCGTTTACAGCAGCACTTGTCGGAAGTGCTGATAGTACGCCAAAAGACATTGCTGCAGCAAGACCCAGGGCGATTTTCTTAAATGAATTCATTTTTCTCCTTGTTTATAGTAGATTAAATCTATCCAAATAATCTTTTACGTCATCTGGCATAGGTTTATATTGTATCACGCCATCAGGTAGCCTGTCAACTTGCTTGGGCCTATCGCTAATAGTGTGAACCTCAACCACTTGGTTTTGATCCTTTGGGGTATGTGATATTGCCCCAAATATTGCTCCACACACAGCATCAGCCAAGTCCTTTGACTTCTTGCGTGGATGGTCAACTCTATTATTTTTCATAATCTTTAACTGGGTTAGTTCATCAAACAAAAGTTCTATAGATGGCATTACAAGTCTTTCCTCATAAACAAGCATAGCCATATCTTCATAATGTTTCTTAGCAACGGAAACAGTATCAGTTCTCATTCCAACTTGCTTAAGTTCATTTTGAATATCAAATGATTGCCAACGGTCAAATGAAACCATACCGATATTAAATCCAAGTCTACGAAGGTTTTGAATCCACATCTTTACTTCAGATAAGTTAACAGGTCCTTCAACTTTTGGCTCCCACCAGGCTACCGCATCTACTATAACGATAGGTGCTACTTGTTCGTAGTTGTTTATTACTTGGATATTTACCCATTTTTCTACATGTGCAATTGCTACAGCACATTTGTCATGCTTCTGTGCAAGGTCGGCGTGTACATAGTAAACTTTATCTGGATCTGGCTTAAATGATTCATCAAACCTTCTGAAGTTATCCACAGGGTTTCTTGATGTCATACAGGCTCTTACTTTTTCTGACTGCTTAAAGAATGCATCTGATGCAAATGTTGGAACACAGGCAAATCTTTGCATAGCATCGCCAAGGTCTGTCAAAAATGCAATCTTAAAGTCATCAATCTTTCTTGTAGGATTTACTTCCCATGTCGGTTTCTTTAGCGCAAATACTCCTGGATACTTGTATGAAATAATTTGATCTTCATCCCAAGAAATATCAAAATAATTATCTGGATCTTCTTCTGGCAAAATAGGATTAATTACAAACCTATGTGTTTTTTCAACTGATTCTTTTTCTGCAATTACTGCATCATATCTTTCTGAAATAAAGTCACCTGGATATCTGGGGAATGAAAGCAAAACGACCTTTCCTAAATCTGGGAAACGAGAGTCTACAGAAGCACGGAAGGCTCTATAGATGTTGTCAGCAGTCTTACCTTGATCATTTCCTGTTCCAATTTCAGAAGCAAAACCAGAGATTTCGTCAAGCACTGCAAGCAACAAGTTTAAGCCCTCGTGGGACTCTCTTTCTGAGTGACCAGAATAAACTGTAATAGATTTGTCAAACTCAACAGAATCTGCCTTGGCGTTATACTTTCCAACAAACCAAGGAGACCTTTCAATCTTACTCTTAAAACCTTTAAAGAAAACGTTCTTAGCCTGTTGAGCGTTAATAGCAACATTGATTAGATCTATAGCATCTCCAGAGGGCTTCCCAAAATACTTTGCTGGGTCTTTTAAACATAGAAGTTTATATACGATATATGAACATGCTACAGTTGATGTGAAGTCTTTTCCAGATCCCTTGCCAAGTTGCAGTATGATTTCATTCTTAGTGTATTTGTTGTAATACTTAGACCCCTTTTCTTCACCCATCAAGTTTATAAGATCTTCTTTGCGATAAATCTGGCTCATTGCCTCAACAATATCGTACTGAACATCGGATAGCGGCGGTTGCCCCAGATAGTCTTCACCTTCTACAAATGTTTTTGCATCTACTGGAATTTCTTCAAAGTGATCATCTTTTAGTGCTTCTAAAAAATCATTGAACATCGTGGACAACTGTAATCACCTCGTTGTCTTTTGCGAACGAAGAAAGTCTACGCATAATTTCATCACGAATTTCTGGATGTTCGGAGGCAATGTCTTTTAATATTAAAACAAGAATCTCTTGTCGCTTTTCAATCTCCATCATTTCTTCAGCAAGTTCCTTGTTCTCAAGAAGGCCAGCCTTTTGAAGCATATCAATACGCTTAGACTCAATATCCATAACAAGTTTGATTGCTGCAGTTTTTGCACTAAGGTTATTAGTCATAGACGCTTCATCAATAACTTCATAGGTACGAGAAACCAACTTGCTATAGTGAGCATCTGCTGCAGCCAAGGCTTCTTTAGCACGAGCACGGATAGCGTCATTAGCAGATGCCATAACTTTCCACTCGTTGATAAGTGTTACAACTTTTTGTCTTGGAATAGCAAGTTGCTTTGAAATTACCGTTGGGTCATTACCTTTTAAATATTCTTCAACAACCTGATTAACTTGGTCAAGGTGCTTTACTAAATCATCTTCAGTCGACATGCTTTCCCTCTAATCTATTTATTTCATCTTTAATATAAAAGATTGCCTTCTCTAAATCTTGTATTGTTTTTGACTCATCCTTAAGTCCTGCTCTCCACAAATACTTAAACGCATTACCAATATTAAAATTTCGATGGCGAGTAATTTCAATACACTCAATACCAGAAGGATCTGATGTGTAGTGTCTTGGATTATTAACTTGATCAACCGTGATATTTAGATTTTCACTCATCATCATCCTCAATATCAAAAGTATCTGGCATGCCCTTAAGTGTGGCAGTTGCATATGCAAGACCTACTGCTGTTACTAATGACAGAATAAACAGAATATATTTTATTTTTTTCATCTCTTTGACTTCCTTAATCCAAATTTAGCAAGGTATACGTAGATAGTTTCAACACTTGATCCACACTCCTTTGCAATCTCTTCTGGAGACTTTTTATCCACAAGATACCTCTTACGCATAAAAGCCTCTGATGTATATAGTTTAGCGCCCACGATATTAATTGTCAACTTCTTTCTCGCTAATATCATAGTTAAACCTATCAGAGTTTTCCATGATCCACTTATCTTGATTTTCAACATCATATTTTCTTTCATTAATTATTCTATCAATCAAATATTCTTTTTCAAGAGTAAATGATGGTTCATATACACGGACTCTATTGTTGGGCTGGATGGCAAAGTTTCCGTCATCTCTTTGGATTACGTGCCCACACTTATGGTCTGCTGGACTTTCGGAGTATCCATCATCCAAGACATTTGTGTCTGGATTGTGCCAGTCTAATGTAAATAGATAGGTGCCCTTATGCATTGTTTTGGTTCTATCTATGTAAGACATTCTAAGGTTTGTTAAGTTTTCAAACTGAGTTACCGCAATGTGATGACTAAAAGAATTCCACAAAACTAAATTGTGAAGATCAACTTCTGGTATACCTGGCTCAGTGCAGAAGGCAGAGATTGGAAGTCTCCACCAAAG